GGATTTCCCCAGGATTAGTTTCTCCTATTAAAGTAGGTATGGCATATGCCCTAGAAATTGTACCAAAATCCGAGGGCATAGAAAGTGCCCTAATTAAATAATCATCTGATGTTACATTTCTTAATTGGGTTGGAAACTGTCCTAAAGTATTAATTTTAACCTGCTCTATACTATCTCCACTTCCACCTCCATCAGCTGCACGAGGATTAGTTACTGCAAGAGAAGCAAATATAGTATTAGCTAGGGAATTATTACTTATTGAATTATTAACAAACCGTATATTCGAAGTAGATGATATTCTATTAATAGTACCAGATTCCACATTAGATTTAACACCCCCTCCTGTTAAGTATCTTACAGTTAATGTTGTATTAGAAGGTGCTATACCATAAGTATTAGTTAAAGTATAATTTAAAGGTGAAAAGGCAGTAGTTAATTTATTTTGTTTAAACGGTAAACCTAAACCTACATTATTAGGATTAGGGGTAATTTCTTCACTATTATCATTAGTGGTTCCCGCCCCAAACTGTAATTCTAAATTAGTAGTATTAGTAAATCTAGAGACAAACCTTCTTTCAACCTGTTTTGTTTTTAATAAAAATGATGCATCTAAATCACTAATATCATAATAAGGATTATTAGGGTTTGTATTTTTTATAGAATTAAACACTAAATCTTGAGATAAATTATCTACTTCATAATATTGATTGCCATCAGAATCAAAAATATCTAAAACCCCTATTATATCATTACCAGTAATGGTCCTAGTAGAAAATTTAGTAGGTGTAGTAAAATTAAAAGTTTTAGTTGAAATAGTAGCAGATATAGCCTTTCTGGTTTTTTTCAATAAATAAAAATCAGGAACATTAGCTGTAATTTTATACAATGTAATTTCGGTAGGGTCTAAAGAAGAAGAAACTGTAAAATCTATTGAATCCTGAATTAGGAAATTAATTCCATTAGTAGTAGTTAAACCTGTATTTTGTGGAATTTTAAGGGCAAAATCAAAATCGGGTGAATATACACCGCTAACTACTTTAGAGGGTACCTGCTGAAATACTTCTATATCTACTGTTGCGGCTTGTGTAACTTTAGGTTTATAGCCCAAGGTATAAGCCATATTAAATATGTTATCGGTTTGCCTAGCATTAGTTAAAAACGTTTCTTGAATTTGGTTATCTAAATAAAATGATAAAACGTCTCCAACATACGCAGCCATTTCTACAAATAGTACACCTGTAGAAGTAGGGGTAAAATCATTAAAAGTAGTAGGAAAATATGTTTTAGAATAATCTAGTAAAGATTGTCTTATACTACTAAAATCCCTATTTAAATATTTTATGTCTCTAGATATCCTGGCCATTTAATTCTAAGTTTATATTATCTGTTAAATTAGTACCACTAATAGAGAAAGTTATGTTAATTATAACTTGATTATTATCTCTTCCACTAAGAACTCGTACATTTCTAATGTTTATTCGGGGAAAATATAAATCAGCAGCATTTCGAACTGCATTATCTAAGGAATCTATTAAATCTTGTTCAGTTTGTTCAAAAAGAAAAGTTCTTAAATTAGCACCAAAATTAGGTTGTAAAGGTCTTTCACCATGGTTAGTTAATAAATAATTAATAAAATTATATTTAATTTGTTCATTAGTATCAAAAGTTGTATTAAACCCACCTGCAGGACCATTAAAAGGTAAAGCTACCCCTACCCCAATATTAAGATTGGGGGGGCTATTGGTTTGGCCATTCTGTGGTATAATTCTTGCCATTTTATTTACCTTGTAATAATGCTCCTATTTGATCCATACTAACCTGTCCTGGAGGTAAAGCACCATTTGCGGAATCCATACCAGGTTTTGGAATAAAATTACCCTGAAGGTTATTAGTCGTCATAGTTTGAGCTGTTTCACCTAAAATATCTCTATATGAGCTTCTAAGATTTTCCTTAACTTCAGTTTGCTGAGGGGTAAAAGTTTTATTTTCATTTAACGAAGGAGAAGATTTGCCCTTTACTGCTTCTAATAAAATTTCTTTTAATTCCTCATGTATAACTTCGCGAGTAGCTTCTTTAATAATTTCTTTAAGTCTTTCTACTTTCATTTTTTTCTATTAGTTTATTATAAATACTAAAAATAATAATTTTATCGTTCTTTTTTACGTTTCTTATTTTTTCTTCTTTCTCTAGCTTCTTTTTTTCTATCCTTTCTATCCTGTTTTCTATCCTTTCTAGCTTCTTTTCTAGTTAATTCGCCAGATTTTCTTTGTTGTCTTCTTTCTTCTCTATCTTTTTTACGATCTTTGCGTTTTTCTTTTCTAATTTCCTTTTTAGTGAATCTTTCTTCTGGGGTAAGGTCCTCCATACTTACTTCATCAATTATTTCATTTATATCAACTTCATCTACTTCTACATTAATATCAAGGGGATCTACTAAATCCTCATTTATGGTTTCTGGGACTTCTGGTAGTTCTTCTAAAATAGGGTTAGTAATAAAAACTAAATTATAATTATCTATTTTAAATTCTATTTCATTTATTAACACATTCGGAGTAGTTACAAATGAATAATCTGTAGCTAATTTTTGACTAGGGAATTGTTTATTAGTAGCTACTATTCTTTTTTTAGGAATTGAAGAATCACCATTTAAAAATTGAATTTCGAGTTTAAAATCCTTATATTCTATTGGGTTATTGGAGTTAGGTTGTAATCTATTTAGTAAATCCTCATTAGTAGAGGCATTTTCTTCTTTGGATGATGAATCTCCCAATTCATTTAACAACCCTTCAAATCTTTCATCTATTTTAGCTATATCTTCTTCAGATTGAACTATAGTTAAAATAAATTTGATTACATCTAAAAATGACTCTATAATATCTTTTAACCTTACAGTTAATTCTAAAATTTCATCTATTTTTACTTTTATATTTTCTGAACTATCTTCTATCAGCTGACTCCCTCCTGCTACTTTTTGTGATATATTAGATAAAGTATCCAAAGTATCAGATAAAGTAGTAATAATATTTAAAGGCAAACCAACACCCAAGGGAGCACCCGTTGGTATGGGTAAGGTCTTAATGGTAGTTTGTGCTGTATTAATAGTAGTAGAAGCAGTATTTAAAACTTGACCTGTAGTTCCTAATAATTGTAAGGTTTTCTTAGTATTATTAAGTAAATCTTCTAATGAAACAATTCCTTCTAAAGAAGTAGAAAGAGTTTCCTCAAACCCTTTTACACTATTTTCAATATCTTCTTTTTGTTCATCAGTAAGATTAGATTCTTCCGCTATACGTTTTAAAGTTTCTTCATCTTCTAGAGGAGAAGTATCTGGTGGGTTTCCATTTGCTATGTCCTCTACATCTAATTCTATAGGTATTTCAAAAGGTATTTTATCCACTACCAAATCTACTCCTTTTTGAGCTACATTAAAAATTTGTTTTTCCGCAAAGGTAGATATTTTACTTACGTTATCCCTAGCCGTCTTTAATAATAATAATATGAAACCACTGAAACTCATTATTTAGTAAAGGTTGTTTTTGATTTATAATTCTCTATATTATTAATAATTTTTTGAGCCGAGTTTCTTACTTCCGCTCCTAAAGGAGGTAAACCAGCATTTACTATATAGGGTTGACCACTACCTATTGGGGTAGTTTCAATAGCGGAACCTAATGCTATAAGAGAATTAGCTAAATTTTGTAAATCTTCTAAAAAAGTATCACCTAAAACTAAAGGTTCAACCACATCTAAATCTATACTTCCTAACAATATATCTGATTCGGCTCCTACTACTACTGCTACTCCTTCTTGGGCATCAATATTTACAGTTTCAACTGCATTTAAATTTATAGAATCCGCAGATGTAAGTAATATATCATCTGATTTAGCATTAAATAAAATTCTACCCGAATTTAATATAATTTGTTCACCACTATATTCTTCAGGTGAAATAGGTTCTAAACCCTCTATAAATGAATTATAATTTTTTGAAGCTACATTAATAGGAATTTTTTGGGTAGATGTTAAATAAATGCTAGATTGTTCTTCATTTATATTTTCTACTTGGGGTATCCATGGATCTAAACCATCATCATATTGATTATTTCTTAATATAGTAATAGGATCTCCATCAGTTCCTACAGATGACCATGGATTGGAAATAGAAGAATTATTTACAGTAGATCCAAATCTTAAACTTTGCCCCCATCTACCTTCATAAATTATGTCTCCCTCAAAAGATTGTAAAGGTTTTATATTAGATCTTTCAATAAATGTTCTCCCTAAATTTATTTCCGTTCCTCCATCTTTTATTCTCCTTACTACTCCTCCTTCTGATAATTGATAATCTCTTTTTTGATATTCTGGGATATCACTTCCATCATAGGGACTAGGTACGGCGTTATGATGGTTACTATTCCATATATTTAAAGGAGGAAAATAATAAAATCTTGTTCCCTGTGTATCTGTTTCTATACTCGAATTAGGTAGAGAATACACATAAATTATCTCATTTTTTAAGGGAAAACTTTTAAAATAAGGATTAATAGGTAATGCAAAAGAAGAATTATCTATAGAATTAGGAGTATTACTCCCTATTGGTGTAAAAAAAACTCCACCTATAGCATTCCATTCTCCCTTTTCTTTAAATAATTCTGGATTATCCGTATCATTTATAATAATATCTAATACACGTGCGGGAGTTATAGTAAAGGGTAAAGCACTAGTATTAGTAGTTCTTCTAATATTAGAAAGACCTGTTATTTCCTTAGGCATATTATTCTTTTAATTCAGGAAAGGCACCTTGTAAACCTTCTAGTAATTGATTTTTTTCTTCTTCCGATAGTCCTAATTCATCACCTCCCCCAGTAGCTTGTAAAGTTCTTTGTACTATACCAGCCATTTTTATAAGTTGCTCATTATTTTTAACACTTATTTCCAAATATTCTTTAATTAATGGAACTATTAAAGTAGCATCACCTATTTCCTGGACTAGGGGTTTTAATTCTTTTATTAATGCTGTTACTTGGGTATTTTTCTCTTGTTGAAGTTCGTATATTTCTTCTAAAAGATCAGAGAATTTTTTATCCTTAAAAATTATAGAATCTAATAGTCCCATTTTTCTTATAAATATATAAGAAGTTAAATGTTATTAAATCCACCCATTTTATTAAATTTGCTATATTTCTCTTCAAATATAGAATATAATACTTTAGCATTTTTGGTTATTTGGGGTGTTTTAACATCCATCATTTCTCTTATATAGATATAAAGAGCCTTTTTATTAAAAATATCTATGTTATCTCTTTTTCTAAATAATTCTAAAATACAATCTGCAACTTTAGCATCTTCTTGTTTAGGGAAAAATTCATTTAAATTATCCATACAATAATTAATGTAGTAGTCCATAAATAGAGATAATCTATCCTTTTCGGTAAATTTAGCAAAAGTTAAATCACCCCATTCAAATTCTTCTTCATATGATAATTGGGGTAAAGATTGAATTGAATTACTATGCTCACTATTATTAAAATCATCACTAGTACTAAGTGATAAGTTGCTTATAAGTTTTTTATAATTTTTTTCATTATAAACAATAAGATATCTTTTAACTATAGTACCAAAATATGAATAAGCCTTAGCACCTTTAGATGGGTCAAATAAATGAATTTTTGAAAGAAGGAATGTAATTATCTCATGCTGTAGATCCTCTAAGTCTTCTACATCTGTATTATAAAATTTAAATGTATGTATTATATTTTCAGTTAACTTATAAAAGGGCCAATGTATGTAGCCCTCATAAATGTCACTTCTTTCTTTAGAATTAGTACTTCTGTTATATCTAACTATTGCATCCTCTGTATCCTTAGTGAAATATCTTCTTTTTTGTTTTTGTGCCTTATGTTTTGCTATTATTCGGTCCATTCTCTTCCAGGTTTTTAATATTAAATTCATTAAGAATTTTTTGTAATTCCACAACCTGATTAAAGAAAAAACCTATTTCATCATCTGACTTAAAAGAACCTTTATAATCTAACTTTTTCAATTTTTCATCTGTTAATTCTATAACTTGAGAAAACCTTTCTAAATAACCTAAATAACCCAGAATAATATCCTCTGCTATTTCATTTTTTCGCAGTAAATTGCGAGTAACATACACTAAGGTGCCACATAATAATGTTAATACACCAACTATTATCCAACTTATCATAAATTATCTAACATATTTTTTAAACCTGAACTACTAACAGATGATAAAGCTTTTTTCTTAGCTGAATTAGTAGGTTTAGAAGGTTTAATAGGGGTTTGAGATTTAAATTTAGGTAACCATTCCTTCTCAAATTCAATCCGGGCAGCCATTAAATCAGCCTGATGTAGAATAAAAGGTAAACTGGTACGAGGTTTTTGTTCTGGCATAAATGTTTTTAAATATTTTACATTTGCATCATCATATAAACCATCATGAGTTTGGATAGCCAACATTTCATTAAATGTATATGAAACTCCATGAGATTGTAACATGAATAACCCTCTATCTGGGACAGATGCAAAAGGTACTTCTTTATTAAACATGTATTCTTCCCCTAATTTTTCACGTCTCCACTTATCAGTCTGGGGAATATATGAAGCATTATTTTTATCTCCCATCTTACCTAGATCATGGTTAATGGCCGAGAATACTAATTCTTCAATAGTAAATGTAGATCTGTCCATTTCAAATTCACACCATACATCATATATTTTAAGTGATGCCGCAACAACTCTATTTACATGATCAACATATCCTCCTGGAAATGAA